ATAACTCCTCATCTGTTATGTTGTTTCTTGTGGCGGCTTTAGTCGCTCCTCCTCGGTAAAGGGCATCTTAGATTTTGGGGTTTTCCTCCTCCTTCCTCTGAGCTTAAGATGCTCCTTTATTTTAATGCTTGACAGGCTGCGCAACAGCCTTTAGAAAACGTGTAACAGAGACTTCTTTAGCAAGCCACTTATCTTTGTAGGGTTTGTTATGCGTCCCTGTTGCGACATTGATAGGTGACTTGACTAAAGAGGTTTTAAAATGAAGATTGAAGATATTAAACCGATTGACAGAGACATGATCGGTAAGACGTTTGGTAAGCTTTACGTGTTTGCTGTTGACTACAACAACGAAAAACCAAAGAAGTTCATCGCTGTTTGCGAGTGTGGGAATTTGACCAAGTGTGCAAAGCAGAGGTTAAATAATGGCTCGAAAGGTTCTTGCGGTTGCGGCAGGTATAAGCACGATATGTGGCAATCAGATGAGTATAAAATTTGGATTGGTATAAAGGGCCGTTGTCTGCGCCCTAGTAATCCCGGTTACCGTGACTATGGTGGTCGTGGGATAAGCATCTGCCCCGAGTGGTCAGAGGATTTTTCTTGCTTTTTCAAAGACATGGGACCAAGACCATCTCCTGACCACACTGTCGAGCGAATTGATGTGAATGGCGATTACTGTCCAGAGAATTGTATATGGACAGATGACATGAGTTTACAAGTTTATAACCAAAAAGTTCGACGAGATAATACATCGGGTGTTGCTGGCGTAAGTTACCAGCCTGACCGTGGAAAGAATTGTTGGGTTGTCCAGCTTTACCGAAAACCTATCAGAAAGAAGAAAGGGTTCGCTACATTTGAGGAGGCTGTAAAATATCGCAGGCTCTGGGAATTAGAATTGTACGGGTTTAATAAAGATGTCTGAAGAAAAGAAAAAGAAAGCTCCGAGTACAGCGTGGCAGAAAGGTGCCCCATCTCCAAATGCCGCAGGAAGACCTAAAGGCAGTGGTCGTCCCGTCTCCAGTCTTCGTAAAACTCTTTCTAAACTTAAAAGTTTAGAGACTAAGAGTCTTGAAAACGTAGAACGTAGCGTGAATGGAGAGGATGTTGATAAGGAAGTCCTTTCTAGCTCTAAGTGGGTATGTCAGCAAATAGTGAGCGTACAGAAGGCTTGCGTTTCTGAAGAACTCGCTGTCCACGGTATTCGCTCTGATCTTGCTGGTGATAATGAGCCAGAAGAAAAAGAAGACGAAGAACCGAAAGTAAGATTCCAACTCCATTGCTTGCCAACTAAGGCTGATTTGGAGTAAACAAATATGCAGGCGTGCCTGTGTATCTTCAAGACTTGCCTAGTTCTGAAGAGATGTATGTAGAACCAACCTGCATACAAAATTATGGTTGAAGGGCTGTAGTATGACGGCTCACAGTGTAGGGCATAGGTTCTGGTGGCCACTACACTAACTATTCGAAGTAAGTTTTACAATAAAGCAAAGAATTGAGAGATAACTTTTAGAAAGCATTGGAAACAGTGCTTTCATTAAATTTATTTCATATTTATTTATCATAGGGTATTGCAATTTAAGAATTTCGTGGTATTATGTCCTCCTTGATTCAATAAACAACGGAGAAAACATGAACGAATACAAAATCATCATTGGTGCCACTGATCCGCTTGGGATTAAGTTTCTTGCCAATGTCGTGAAGTTTGCAAACAAAGGTGCAACCCTCTGTCAAGAACATCCCTACACTTGCCGCTTCCCTCACAAGGCTGTAATGTTCCTCAGCACTGACGAATATCTTGAATCAGATATCGTTAACGGTGTTAAAGTTGAACCTGTAAACCTTGTGTACACAGTGGAGATGCTTGAAGCCCTCTCTTGGGAAAAGTTTAAATCGGTAGTTCGCAAGGGTGGCGTTACTAAGGGACGTGATCGTAAGGTTATGCAAACTCAGTATCTTAAGAACACTGGTCAGATTCCCGGTGGTGAAGAAGTTGCTTCTGATGAACCGGAAGAAGAGTCTGAAGAGTAAAGATTAGAAAGTTTTGGTGAACCGTAAGTCCACCGGAAACAGCTAAGATGATATCAGGTTGTGGTGGCAGGACACCTCTTTAATTAGAGGTGTAAGATGGAAAACAAGGCAAAGTCTTTCGTAGACTACACGGGTTTTAAGTCTGGTAAAATTACCGTTCTAAGTTTTGATTCTTGGCATGTGCAGCCTAGCGGGCAAAGAAAGTCAAAATGGCTTTGTCAGTGCGATTGCGGTAATCAGTTTGTAGCTCTCGGGTATAACATTAAGAAAGATGGTCATACAACTTCTTGTGGTTGCGAGAAGAAACAAATCTTCGTCAAACACAGGAAGAAGGTTGCTTCTGGAGAATGGGTGCCCGAGAAGTTGAACGGTCAGAAATTCGGTAGACTTACTGTTGTAAAATTCAACAGGTGGGAACGTTTATCCGAGAACCAACAAGTTTCTGTTTGGGATTGCCTTTGTGATTGTGGGGCAGAGCACTCAACCCGCAGGAATAACCTTGGTGAACATTCAAGTTGCGGATGCTGGTTCCGAGAGAAAATCTCAGAGTCTTCAACAAAGCACGGTATGCACGGAACACCTACTCATAAATCTTGGACGAAGATGAAAGAGCGCTGTTCTTTGTCAAGTTATGTAGAAAAAGAATATTACCAAGACTTAGGTATCAGTGTTTGTGAAGAGTGGTTGAATTCGTTTGAGGCTTTCTACTCAGATATGGGAGAAAGGCCAGAAGGCACAACGCTTGACAGAATTGATCCTACCAAGGGTTACTATAAAGAGAATTGTCGTTGGGCTGATTTAACAATCCAAGCATATAACCAACGAAAGCGTCAAGATAATACATCTGGACGGACAGGTGTTCATCAATTGGCAAACGGTATGTGGCAAGCAATTATCACACACTATAAAGAACGTATTACTTTGGCATACAATGTTTCCTACGAGGAGGCTTGCAAGGCAAGAGAAGAAGGAGAGTTAGTTTATTATGGCTGGACAAAAGAGTGATACTATAATTGGCCCCCAGTCAAAATTCCAAGAAGACTATCTAACTTCATCTGCCCGCATACTTGTCGCAGGGGGAAGTGCCGGTTCATCGAAATCACATATCGGGCTTATGAGACACCTACGGTGGATGAATGACCCTCTGTATCGGGGCTTCTGTATTCGTAAAAACTCTACAGCAATTATGAAAAGTGGTGGTCTTTTTGACGCCGCTGTTCATCTCTACTCCCAAGTAGATGATATTAAGATAAAGATGAAAGACCAGAAGATTGTATTTTCTTCTGGTGCTTCTGTTTCATTCTCCCATTACGAGAATGACAAAGCTGGCCAGCTATATCATGGTCTTGAACTTTCAAACGTGTTTTACGACGAGTGTACTCACGCCTCTGAAAGTCATATTTGGTGGCTTATTTCTCGTCTGCGTACCAAGGCAAACCTTGATCCTTCAATTTGGTTGAGCTGTAACCCCGACCCAGATTCCTTCTTATTTGATTGGGTTAAGTGGTGGCTTTATCCCGAAGGTCACGAGAAATACGGACTTCCTGATCCAGAAAAGAACGGTAAAGTTCGCTGGTTGCTCCGCAGAGAAGGTGTGTTGTTTTGGGCAGACTCCCGCGAAGAGATTATCTATAAATATGGTAATCCTAATCTTCCTGTAGATCACCCGAAACAAGTACGACCTCTAAGCTTTCAAGTTATCCTCGGTACAATCTACGACAACCCTTGGCTAATTGAGAACCAACCTGAATACCTCGCTTCCCTTGAAGCTCTTCCAGATGTTGAACGACGCCGCCTATTGCTTGGCGACTGGACAGCGAGAGAACAGGCCAGTACGCATTTTAGCAGAATTTGGTGTAGAGAGGAAATAGATCATCCGCCACGTTCTGAGATTGTCAAAACAGTTCGTGCGTATGACCTTGCCTCAACTCTAAAATCTGATGCTAACCCAAGCCCCGACTATACAGCGACTTGTAAAGTTTCAAAACTAAAAAGCGGTGACTATTTCGTACATGACGTACAGAAGACCCGGATTCGTTTTGGTGAGTGGGAAAAATTCATCCTTGCTAATGCAGCACAGGATGGTCCTGAAGTGGATATCATTATCCCTCTTGATCCGGGAGCTGCTGCTAAAGCCGCGACAGGGATGCTTACAAGGAGTATTTCTGAAGAGGGTTATCGTGTAAGAACACTCCAAGCAACGAAGAGCAAGCTTGATCGCTTCAGGCCGGTTTCCTCTCTAGCGCAGAATGGACATCTGGTGTTCCTGAAAGGTTGTGGTACAGACCACGAGAACGGAATTCAAACTGATAACAACTTCGTATATAACGAACTGGAAAGGTTTACGGGTGCCAGGAAAAGTGGAGAGGCGGGTCACGACGATATCGTCGATAGCCTTTCTGATAGTGTGGCTATTCTTGCACAAACTAAAGAAATACCTAACATGTCCAAAATACTAACATCCATTTCACTATCAAAATCAACCCCATTTGACAAAATTTAAGGAGATTAAATGGAAGAGGCTAAGATAATCTCCGAACAGGAGACTACCCTTACCCCCGGAGACAATGAGATTCCTACGCTTCGTCTCGGAGAGAGTGGGTATTCTGGCCTCACTGTCCTTGGTGGTCAAGTGTTTGAGGATTGTCAATGGGAGCTACGCTGGCCGCAAGCTGGTGAAACATTCAAAAAGATGGCCAAAGACGGGGCCATTGCTCCTGCTCTTGAACTTGTTGAAATGATGATTGCTCGTGTACCTTGGAGCGTTAAGATTCCCGAAGGGTATGAAGATCAACTAAAAGATAAAGCAGTTTTCATGCAACAAGTGCTTGAGGATATGGATCACGACTTTATGTCTGCCATCCGTCAAGCTGTTACGTTTAACCGATACGGCTTTTCAATCCTTGAGAAAGTATACCGCTACCGTACTAAAGAAAATGGTAGTAAATACAATGATGGGTTGATTGGTATTAAGAAGCTTGCATCTCGTTCTGCTGATACGGTGGACAGATGGAAGTGGAAGAATCAAGGTCGTGAGCTTGCTGGATTCTACCAAGATATCGTAGTTCCCGATGGCGGTGATTATAGTGGTTGGGATTTTGTAAATACGAATACGACTGCTAAACTTAAATTCATTCCTCGTAAGAAGTTCCTCCTGTTCCGAAACAATCCACTGAAAGATTCACCAACTGGTGTAAGCCCTTTGGTTGGGTGCTGGCAAGCATGGAAGTACAAACAAGCATACTTGGAAGCTGAAGCAATTTCAGTTGCTCAAGAGGCTAACGCCTTTAAAGTGTTGTTCCTACCTCCTCAGTATATGAAAGAGGATGCAACGCCAGAAGATAAAGCCGTGTTTGACTACTATAAGAACATTATGAAGTCGGCACATTTGGCTAAGGAGTCTGGTGTTATTCTTCCATTGGTTACGGACGAAAACGGAAACAAGCTTTTTGACTTTGATATCAAGAGCGTGAGCGGCACTAAGAGTTATGACATCAATGCAATCATTGCTCGTTATAACGCTGAAATCCTAACCTGCTTGTTTGCAGACTTCCTCTCGCTTGGTAGTAATGGTTCTGGTAGCTTCTCTCTTGCTGAGAGTAAAGTATCCATCATCGAGATGGCTATTGAATCTAAGCTTAATGAAATTAAATCACAACTAAACCACGACCTTGCCAGACAACTCTTTGAGCTTAATGGTTGGGATACGGCGGTGATGCCTGTTTATGACTACGGTCAAGTGTCTAAAGAATCTCTTGATGAGATTGGTAAGTTCATCCAGCGTGTGAGTGCTGTTGGTATGATGCCTAAGACACCTGATGTTGTTAACTGGGTGATGCGTCAAGCTGATATTCCTTATCGAGCTGATCCAGATAAAACACCTGAAGAGCTTTCCGAAGAACTTACTCCGAACGAGAGTCGTGCTGGTGATGGCATGGAATCTGGTATTGGCAACGGTGTAGGTGATTCAACTGGTGGTTCTGGTGACTCGTCGGTATCTAACAATGAAAACGTATAAAGGAGTCAATAGTTTTGGCCCATGAAATTTATCGCTTGAAAAGCAAGTTGGTGAACACGCCACATCTTATTGACCCCTCCGCTTTTGAAGCGATTATGGATTACGTCAATAAGCGCTGCGAAGGTGGTGTTGATATTGATAAGCGAGCAGAAGTTGAAGACGAAGCTCCTACTCGATACTTGTACAACGAAGATACAGCAACTGGTGTTCTGTATGTAGAAGGACCACTTACCTACAAACCTGTAACCGTTATGGGTTTTGATTGTGGCGGCACTTCTTACGAAGGTCTTAAAGCAGACTTCGAAGCTATGGTTGAGCAAGGTGTAAAGACTGTCGCTATGATGGTTTCCTCACCGGGCGGTGAGGCCTACGCAATGATGGACACTGCCAACTACATTCGCAATCTGGCCGATGCTAATGGTGTAGATATTATTGCATATGTAGATGGTTTGTCTGCCTCTGCTGGCTATGGTTTGACTGCTATCGCTGATCAGATTATTAGTTCTAAAGATTCTGAACTCGGTAGTATTGGCGTTCTCATTCGTTTGATGAATGACTCCAAGAAACTTGAGAAAGAAGGTATCGAACGTACCTTCATCACTGCCGGTAAAGAAAAGATTCCGTTCACTGAGGACGGTGGATTCCGTAAGGAGTTCCTTGAAGACCTTCAACATAAAGTTGATGTTCTGTATGAAGAGTTCACTGGACACGTTGCTAAATATCGCAATATGTCCGTTGAAGCAGTTAGGGACACTCAAGCAAAAACGTTTCTTGCTCAAGAAGCTGTTGAGCTGGGCCTAGCTGATAAAGTAATGACTCTTGAAGAGTTTTACGAATATTTGGCTGAAACAGCTCAAACTAACAAAGGAAGCGTTATGAAAGATCGCATCTTTAAATTTAACAAAAAAGAGGAAATCTCTGAAATGACTCAACTCGCTGACCTCCAAGCTCAGCTCCAAGCTCGTGAAGTAGAACTTACCGCACTGTCTGAGAAACTGGAAGCTTTTGCTTCTATGGAAGGTCTGGTTGCTCAACTTCAAGAAGCTCTGGCTGATAAAGAAACCCAACTGTCCCAAGCTGCTGAACAAATTGCACAGATGGAGACGCAAGCTAAGGTTGCTAAAGAAGCAGCCCGTAAAGAAAAGCTCAGCGCTGTTATGGCTGCTGAACAAGTAGAAGGTGTCGCAGCATCTCTCGCCAGTCTTGATGATGAAGCCTTCGCCACTGTATTGAGTGGTTTTGCTGCTCAAAAACAAGCCATCGCTCAGAGTGATCTTATGCAGGAGCTTGGTCAGGATGTAGAAGTTGTTGAAGAAGCAGAATCCGACGCTGCTCCTAAGCTCTCCACTACTGACAAAATCCTCCAAGAACGCCTCCAAAACAAGCGCTAATCTCCATTTTTAAGAAGGAAATAAAATATGCCGTTCGTTGCTAATCCCTACGAAGCTCGTTTCTCTGACCTCGTATTCCATGAACTTGATCCCTCGGTAGGCTATGCCCGTGAGTGCATCAATGTTACCCCGCCTGCTGGTGGTGCTCCAGTTACCCTCGGTACTGTAGTTTATCGCGCTGCTGGTACTGATCCTGAAGGTGCTTACGCTGTTCTCAGCGCTGCTGCTCAACTGGTTGCTACCAATGAGTTCGCTGTTGTTTATGGTAATAACTACGGCTTCAATGCTTCGTTCGTTCCGAACGCAATTGTTGCTGGTGAGTTCAACGCTGTTGGCTTTAAGCGTGGTCCGGTACAACTGAAAGACTACTACATCAAGCAAGTTGCTCAAGATGCAGACGGTGCCAACCTGACTGATGCTCAGTTTGAAACTCTGCGTGAACTGCTGAAGAAGCAGGGCATCATTGTCGAAATCACCCTCTGAAGTTAAGCATTCAGATCAACTTTCTTAGATTTACAAGGAAATAAATATGCCTCTCGTTCTTAATCCGAACAACCGTAACCGCGTAGTTGACCGTACTGACACTCTGATTCAAATCCCGAACAATGTTGGTATCACTAACGCACTGGGTCTGTTTTCTCCCGAGTATTCCACTCAGAAGACCATTGAAGTTACCCGCACCAAGCGTAGCTCCCATCTGGTAGTTGACCGTAACTGGGATGAGCGTAACAGCACTATTGCCGGTCGTGAGCGTGACTCGCTGCTGCTGAAAATCCCGCACTTCCCTCTGGATGATGCAATCACCCCTAACGACATCGACGGTGTTGTTCAAGCTGACAGCCTGACTGATGCAATGGAACTCGAAACCGTTGCTAACGTTCGTGCCGACAAGATGATGGACCTGCGTGAGTCGCATGGTATCACCCTCGAAGCTGCTCGTATGCAACTGATTACCACTGGTACTGTTTATGCACCGACTGGTACTCTGCGTCAAGGTACTTCGGCTACCACCAACTTCTACACCGAGTTTGGTGTTACTCAAACCGTAGTTCCGGTTGATCTGTCCTCGGCTGCCGACCCTCGTGGTGACTTCCGTGACATTAAAGCAGCTATCCGCGCTGGCCTGACTCCTTACGGTCAAGGTGCTGTTACTGGCTTCGTTGCTCTGGTTGGTAGCGATTACTTTGCTGCTCTGATGCAGAACGCATTCGTAACTGATGCTGTTAAGTATACCCAAGGTCCGCTGAACGCTCCGGTACTGACTGGTGTTCCGGGTTCCTATGCTGGTCTGGACGCTCGTTTCGAAACCATCACCATGTGGGGTATCACCTTCATCGACGCTTCGGCTGCTGGTTATGAAGATGCCGATGGTAACTTCGTTCCGTTCGTTGCTGATGATGAAGCCTACTTCCTGCCGCTTGGCGTCCGCGATATGTTCAAGACTTACTACGCTCCGGCTAACCGTTTTGGCACTATCAACCGCCGTGCTCAGGGTAGCTACTGGTTCGAATATGCCAACGAGAAAGACGACATCATTGAAATCATGACTGAGCAAAACTTCCTCAACGCTTGCCTGTATCCGGCTGCTGTTGTGAAGTCGGAACTCAGCATCTAAGAGAAATCTTAGGCTTTGATATCAAGGGGCTGGAAACGGCCCCTATTTCTCGTTAAGGAGATTTAAATGGCTACTGTACAAGAGCTCCAGAAGAACGGTTTCTTCAATGCTGTGCCTGAGCTTGTGGCAATGGTTGAAGGTGCAACTTCTGGTAAAGCAGAGATTGAAGCTCTGACTCCGATTGCTGACCCGTCCACTGCTACTGCTGAAGACGTTGCTAACGCAGTTAACGCAATTATTGCAGCCCTTCAGGCTTGATTTATTAGGGCAGCTAGTCTGCCCTCCTATTAAGGAGAGGCTACATGGCCCTAACTGATGAACAAAAGATTGCCCGTATTCGACTCCTTATTGGTGATGTAGAAGGCAGTCCTTTTTACCCGCTGTTCACTGATGAGCAGTATCAAGAATTTCTGGATATGAGTGGTGGAGATATTTATTCTGCTGCTCAAATGGCCGCTGTTTCAGCGTCCTTTGTTGTTTCTGGTTGGAGCACAAGAGAGCGGACCGGGGATATCGAGGTTTGGAACAGTATCTCTACTCAATATCTTAAAGCACTCGATTATTTCCTGCGTAACCCAAGAGTTCAGATTCCCAACGGACTCCTACCTTGGTCTGCAAGTGTAGGCAGTTGCTCCAAGCTTATGAATATCCAAGTGTGCGACCATGAAGAAACTTGTGGTTGTACAGAGTGTAATAAAACAGGCGATGTATTTGCCTATTAGGAGAGATAAATGCTTAAGCCACAATTTCTCCTGACTAATAAAATACCAGTTTCAATTGAACGTAGAGGTCAAGGTTATTGGGACTTTGGTGAATGGGTTGAAGGTGAACCAATCACTGTAATTCGTGAAGTTAATATCCAACCTTTAAAGCCCTCTGAAATCCTACAGATGCCTGAAGCTGATCGTACACGAGAATGGTACAAAGTCTACTGTGCTGAAGACCTTCGTACTATGCAAGAAGGCGTAGGTGGATGGGATGCCGACGAGTTTGCATGGCAAGGTTACAATTACAAGATTATGAAGGTTTCCAATTGGTCTATGGGAATTCTTAATCATTTTAAGGCCTACGCAGCTCGCACCCCCGTAACTCCAAACTAAGGACTCTGTATGAAAGCAATGATTACAGTAGTCAAAGATGACAAGATGTGGGAGAAGATTAAGAAAGACCTTCTAGCTGCAAACAAGGTTGGTGAGTTGGAGGTGGGTTTCTTCGAAGAAAGCAAGTACGGCCCTGAGAATGAAAACCTACAAGTAGCTCAGGTTGCTCAGTGGAACAACGAAGGGCAACCAGCTAACAATGTACCACCCCGACCTTTCTTCACCTCTACTCTTGTGGCACCAATCGAAGCTAAGAAGCGAGATAAGCTTTTCTTTCAATCTATTGATCGTATTGTAACAGGGAAATCAAGCTTTCTTAAAGAATACAACATGATTGGTGGATTGTTTGTAAACGAGCTTAAGAAAGCAATTGAAGATTGGAGCACACCACCAAACGCACCGTCCACTGTTGCAGAAAAAGGCTTTAATGATCCTCTGATTAAAACAGAGACTATGAAGAATTCTGTTGAATATAAAATTGGGGGTCGTTAGTGGCTATCTATTCAAGTTTAAAGACAGGGTTGAGGAAAGGGGCATTTAAAGCTCTTAGTGACTTTTTCACCGATGAGCAAACAGCTCCAATCATCTTCTCTCATCGTAATGGTGCTGAACCTGCCGAAAGCTACGTTGTTATTAACGTAGTAGCTATTGAACAAATTGGATTAGGCTATAAATCTACTCTAACTAACGAGCTTGAAGAACTTACCTTACAAGGTTCGTATGAAGTGAGGGTTCAATTCTCTTTCTGTGGTAGTGAATCACAGGAGATGGCCTCCACCTTCACACAAAGAATTGGAAACAATCCAGTCATTCACGAAGAGTTTTCACGTTACGGTCTTGGGTACATGCGTAAGAGCAGTATTCGTAGAGCACCACAAAAACGAGAAACTGAATGGGTGGAGTATCAGAATATTGATGTGACTTTCTCTTATACAGTGAGTACACAACAAGTAGTTGATGTCATCGAAGCAGTAGTGCTTGAAGATGTAACAACAGGGGATACATTCGTTATCCCACCAGAAACAGTAATAATCCCCTAACATCTAAATAGGAATAACTCTCAAATGGCAGAGCTTGACTCAATTGTAAAAATTAATTTGTACCGGGGTTCGACTCCGGTGGAAACTGCTTCTTTTAGCATCCCTCTCATCCTTTCAACTTTTGTAAACTTCCCTGAGCGTACTCGCACCTACACCAGCATTGATGCTGTCGGTGAAGACTTCGATTCGTCTGATCCGGTGTATCAAGTAGCTCAAGCACTGTATGGTCAAACTGGTGTCCTTGGTGCTCCTGTCCGTACTCTGGTTGTAGGTCGTCGTCAAGTAGATGGTGCTGTTGGTAGTGTAGTGACTGTAGCTAACAACGCTAACTACTCTATCACCGTCTCCGATGGTATCACCACTACCACTTACACTGTGACCTCAGACGCTGATGCAACTGCTACTGAAATCATCACTGCGCTTTCTGTTGCTTACAACGCAAGCCCTGTGACTGGTATCAACATCACTGATAACCTCGATGGTACTTTTGATGTAGAGCCTGCAGCTGCCGGTGCAGACTGGTCTATCACCACTTCCGCAAACCTTACTGTTGGTAGCTTTCTTGCTACAGAAAGTTGGACTGATGCCCTTGATGCTGTAAACAATGACAACAGCACTTGGTATGCTCTGTTCACTGACGAACATGACCCTGTTGTAGTTGAAGAACTCAGCGATGCAATCGCCACTCGTCGTCGCATCTTTGGTACTTCTTCTCAAGACCCGGCAGTTCTTGCTTCTGGTAGCACCACTGATATTGCCGCTGTTCTATCTGCCAAATCTGCTGGACGTACCTACGGTGTTTGGACTCCTTTGGCCGACACTGAGTTCCCAGAAGCTGCTTGGGCAGGTAGTCAACTTGGCGTAACTCCGGGTGGTAATGACTGGGACTTCAAGCGTGCTAACGGAATCACCGTAAGTAAGATCACTGATGCGCAACGTACTGTTCTTCGTAATAAGAACATGAACATGTACACCCGTGTTGCTGGTGTAAATATTTTCCAAGACGGTGACATGTTTGATGGTACTCCAATTGACATCATCATCGGGGAAGACTGGCTTTATGCTCGTTTGCAAGAAGGTGTTTATTTCCGCCTGATTAACTCCCTCAAGATTCCGATGACCAACACTGGTCTGACGATTATTGAGAATGAAATCCGCGCTGTTCTCTCTCAAGCTGAACAGAATGGTTTGATTGATCGCGGATGGACGGTCACCACGCCTGATGTATTGTCAATACCGGAAAACCTTCGTGCTCAACGTATTGCCGGTGTATTCCGTTTTGATGCTCGTCTGCAAGGCAGCGTCAGATCGGTTGAGATTGCTGGCTACCTCACTGTTTAAAGGATTGTAGAATATGGCACAAGATGTTGTTTTGGGCAACTACAGTCCCGAATCTGTAGACGTTGTTATTAGCGTTGGTCAGTTGGTACATGCCGTGACCGGCTTCGCTGATGGTACATTCATCAATGTTTCTCGTATTACCCCAGCTTCTGAGCTGTATGTTGGTAGTGATCTTTCGGCGTTCCGTGTGAAGCGTCGTAACAAAGCTTCTACCATTGACTTGACTCTGCATCAGGCTAGTCCTTCTAACCAAGTGCTTCAAGCTCTGCAACGTGCAGATGAAGAAGACGACACTGATACTTGGGTATTTGCAATTACGATTAAAGACAACAGCGGTCAAACTCTGTTCTCTAGCTCTCAAGCTTTCGTAGCAACTATCCCTGACACTACCTTGTCGTCTACTGCTGAAACTCGTAACTGGCAGATTCAAGCTGTTAGCCTGTCGAGCAATGTTGGTGGTAACACTCGTATGGATGCCTCCACTGTAGCAGCTCTTAGCGTTCTCGGTGAAGAAGTTCCTGAGCGTTGGCGCTTGCAGCAGTAAGCTCCTTGTGAATAGGGGCGGAAACGCCCCTTATTATTCTTAGGAGAGCTTATGGCTTTAGCAACTTATATCCCACAAGATGTATCCTGCATTATTGCAGGGATTATTAATGTTGAAGGTTATGTAGATGGAACCTTCATCACAATTGATAAAGATGTTCCTCCATATACAACGACAATCACTCCAGATGGGACTATTGCTCGTACACAAAATGGAGACACCACCTACACAGTTTCTATTACAGTTCAGGCAGCAAGTAAAACAAATGATGCCTTGACTAAGCTATGGCAATTGGATCAACTAACCAACATGGGTAAAGGTCCGTTGTTCATTAAAGACCGCTCTGGTTCTGATCTATTCTTTGCAGCAACAGCGTGGATTGAAGGGTTGCCAAGTATGGCTAAAAGTAATGGTGCCGATGAACGCACTTGGACTTTCAGAGCTGCTGCACCTTCGGTTAACTTTGGTAATAATGAAGAAGCTTCCGGCTTGGTTCAAGATATTATCAACCTTGCAACTGGTGCTCTACCGAGTATTGGAGGTTTGTTGTAATGTCTGGAATATTTACATACTCTCCAAGAGAAGTTCAACTCATTGTTGCTGGATACAAAGTGAGTGGTTGGGAAACGATTACAATCACCCGCTCTATTGATGGATTTATCCCTGTTCGTGGTATCCGTGGTAAGAATACACGAGTACGAAGCACAGACACTTCAGCGACTATCACTGTGCCTGTGATGCAGACGGAACTCAGTAATGAAGTCTTGAACAGCATTCACACACAAGATTTACAACTAGGTTCTGGTCGCCTTGAAATCACATTGAAAGATGGCAGTGGTACTTCGGTTTTTAGTAGTAACGAAGCCTACATTGTAGGATATCCCGCTGTTACATACTCTGGCGGTATTGAGTATCGAGAGTGGAGAATCTTCTGTCAAACGACTGCTACTTTTGAAGTTGGCTCTAACATCGAAAGTGGTATTGGAGATATCCTCTCTAGTGGTTTTAGTGCAGCAAAAGATGCTGTAGGCGCTGCTACAGAAGCGGTTGGTGGTTTATTTGGTTAAAGGGTGTTTGGAGTTTATTTTGATTCCGCCCTGTCTTATTTTAATTCAACGAGGAAATACTTATGGCTAAGCAGCCACTATTGGTTCTTGAACAAGAGGATATCCCTGTAGATGGGATTACCTACGGTGTTACAGCAATGAGTGCAACTGATGCACTTATGTTTATGGAAAAGCACCTTGAAAGTGTTAACTCAGGTAAAGTAGACCTGAGTGTAATTAAAAGTGTAATCATCAAGTATGTCACTAAAGACAACATGTCGATTACCAAAGAATCGTTTGATGTAATCTTCTCCCGTAAAGTGGGTCACCTGCAACGTCTGTTCGAAGCGGTATTGAAGTACAACTTCGAAGACCCTTTGGCGGAAAGCGATTCAGAGGATTAAAAGAATCTGAGTCGCGTGTACTAACAGCAGAAGAAAAGAAGATTCAAGAAGAGTTCTCCCTTGATTGGAGAATCTTTCGAGTAGCCACACATGAGCTTGGCGGACTCCACCTAATCCAAGAAATGAAAACTAAATACAGTTTAAAGGATTTGTACGATATGCTGGAAGTTTGTGATGCTCATGATGCGTACAAGCATATTGCCCACAAGAAGGCTCTTCAAGAGCAAAACACAAAGGTGAAGTAATGTGCAAATAACCAATTACACGATTGGGGTCCGATTTAAGATTGATAATCGTGAACTCCGCAATCTTGACAGGCAAATGAAAAACCTTGAACGTAAGTTTAAAGGTTTTGGTAAAAGACTTGAAAAGATTGTTACGTTCAATATTCAGAAGTTTAACGTAGACCAGAAGAAACTAAACCTCTCGCTTGGGAATGCCCTAGATAAAGCAAGCAATGTGCTGGTGTTCGATATTAGCAGATTTGTTGTAGATGATAGGGCGATGCAAGCCGCGTTACGAAGGGCCGCTAGAAGTTTAGGAGGGTCTTTTGTTGGAGGAGCTGGCGGTTATTCTCGTGGTGTACTTCCAGCATCGGAGTGGGATCGGCGCGAGGCAGAGAAACAACGTCTTTGGTGGGAACGTCGAAATGCTCTGCGTGAAGACGAAGCTAGGCGCGAAGCTGCCCGAATGGGGCGTGCTCGTGGAGGTAATTATAGCTTCTCCAGTAACAGCTCTATGGCCTTTGGTGGTGGTGTAGCGGGTGCTGCTGCTAGGATGTACGGTCCAGCAATTGCTCTTGGTTTTGGTGGGTATGGATTAGCTAGAACTAACAGACCTAACCAAGAAGTCATCTCTGCTCAACTTACTACTCAGGCTGTCACAGAAGCCGCAGGTTTACAGGGTCAGGGACCAGCAGCATTTAATTGGCTGAGACAACAGGGGAACCGAATTGGTTTCTCTTACATGGATCAAGCCCAAGATTATAACAACTTCCTCTCCAACAGTCTTGGCGCTGGTCAATCAATGCAACAAACTCAAGATATTTACTTGGGTTTTGCTGAATACCAAAGGGCTGTGGGTATCACCCCTGCTCGGCAAAAGCTTGTAATGAACGCTTTGAGTCAGATGCAGGGTAAAGGCGTCCTCTCCATGGAGGAAGTTCGACGCCAGATGGCTGAATCTCTACCGGGTTAACTTTGTAGCCCCTTTCGTCAGTAATGGCGATAGCAAACCTATCTAATTGCGGGAAAGCCCTTAGAGCTTGCATTTACTTGAGAGTGTGGTACACTCAGCTTTCACAAGTAATCAAGATTGGGTGATCCGCAGCGAAAACCTGATCTTCCTAACCACGGAGGTCAAAATGTTTTATGTTGTACCAGGCTATGAATTTGCAGAAGTTAATGAGCTAGGTCAAATTCGTAGCAGTCTTACAAAAAGTATATACAAACCCTACACAGATAAAGATGGTTACCTACGCTGTAAAGTGTGGGATGGGGAGAAACTTAGAGGGGTTTATGTTCACCGAGCAGTTGCTTTGGTGTTTGTGGACAACCCAGATTCAAAGCCCATAGTCAACCATATTGACTCCAACAGAGCTAACAATAGTATTGCAAATTTGGAGTGGGTTACACCGAAAGAAAATTCAGAGCACGGAGTCAAAGCTGGTAATTTTCTGGTTAATGAAGACGCCTTTGCTTCAGTCTACAGTAATGAACAGATAAAACGGGTGTGTCAATTACTCTCAGAAGGTCTTACTGCAACGAAGATTTCTAAAGAGACTGGCGTTAGTCTTTCGGTTGTAAACTCTGTAAAAATCCGCCGTACTTGGCGGGAGATTTCAGAGCAGTATACTTTTCATAAGATTAAACCAAAGATTACAGATGATGTGGCACTAGAAATAAAAAGACTTTTGTGTGAAGGTAAATCAGTCGCAGGGATTGTAAAAACCATAAACCACCCAAGAGTAAACAGTGATACAGTCCGTAATATTAAAAACGGTAAAACTTTTAAACATTTAAAGGTGACGTTCAACGATCAGTCTTCGGACGTAGCCTCAAGTGAGGCGAAACGGTAGGAACCCTTTACGGGGTTGTGATATGATCTGGTCTGCACGGAAACATGCAGCAGCTTGAATAAAGCGGGGGAGGATTAACGACCCTCCCTGAACATAAACGACAATGAGTATCTTTGGTCAAGCCTATCAGGAGATGACAGGTGGTAATCTAACTGGTCAAGCCGCTATTGCTGCGATCATGGAAGCCATCCCGAAAGGTAATGTAAAATCTGCCGATATTCTGCCTCTTGTTGCTAGAATCATGCGAGAACGAGCAGCACCAAAGCTTGATGTTGCAATGAAGACTTCGCAAGCCCAGCAAGCACGCTTTCAGAACACAACAGCCGACATGGCTATCTTGGCAAGTAACTCTGGTCTTGAAGCTGGCTTCTCTCGTTTGTTCCGTGCTTTGAATGATGGTCTAAAAGAAGCTGGTCCAATGATTGAGTCTTTGGCTCGCGGGTTTGACGATGTTACGAAGGGTGTAGGCAGCGCACTTCTTGTTGTACAAAGCTTCCAACGCTTCTTCCAGGGCCGTGATAGTGCAATTGGAGACATGCTTTTCCCTGATGAGCAAAGCAGAGAAAAAGCCTTTATCTGGCTTGAGGCTACTAAGGCAGCATTCTCAGGTATTGGTGATGTGATAGGCATGATTGTTGATGGTTGGAAGATGCTCTTTGGTCTTATCAACGTCAATTCCCTGTTGTCTGGGATGACAAAAGTAGCAAACATTATTACCAATCTTGCGGGGGCACTTGTCTCTCTCAGCAAGGGAGATTTTGGTGCTGTTCTGGAACAAGCTAAAGCCGCAGGTGCATCGTTTGCAGATATTGTAACAGCTCCCGGAAAGGCAGGGGTTAACGCTGTATTGGGTGTTGCTACAGAAGCTCTTGGTACTCTAGACCCTCGTGTATCTGACCCATCTGCAATAAATAAGCCAGTATTAAAAATGCCTTGGGAGGGCACTTATGATCCTGCTGGATATGCAGCTAAGTATAAAGGCGAACAAAAATATTTAGGTTCACAAGCTGCATCCCGGTATGATCTTCCGGGAATTAGTCAACCTCTCGCACAGGGACAGAAGGCTATTGATCTTAAGATTGATATGAACGTAGATATCAAGGCTGCTAACCCTGAAGAGTTTAATGACAAATTCCAGCAACAGTTTCAATCTATCATCCAAGAGACAATGCTTCAATATTCTGAGAAGGAGTAAATTATGACGCTGGCGATTAAATGGGGTAATGAGACCTCAGATGTAAGCGGTATGATTTACTTCGATGCTGTTACTCTCTACAACAGAAGCTATACGGGGCAAGTTACTAAACATCCCGTTGATCTTGGTGGAAATATTACTGACCACTTTATCCGTGAGAACCCTCGGTTTACTCTTTCGGGGGTTATCTCCTCGGTTGATATTGATACCCAAATGTGGGTACTATCTGCTTTGTATGAAGAAGGTACGGTTGTAAATCAGCGTCCTTATGTACAACCAGTACAGGTGCAATCTTCTAATCTTAGCATGATTAGTAATATGCTACCAGCAAGCATCTCTCAGTTTGTAGGTACAGCTAAGCCGGAAGTCACACTAGATGCAGCCAGACAGGAAGACAGAGAAGCTATTCGTGATCTTCTTACAAGCCTAATTGATGGAGTGAGAATCAACGATGAAACTGGTCAGTTTGATCCCTACATCCATGTAATTCAGTTACTTGAGTTTGACGGACTAAACCTCAGACGTTCAACAGATAACCTTGTAATTACAAGCATTGCTTATAATGAATCACCGGACAGTGGTGATGCTCTGTATGTCGATCTTCAGATTGAACAAGTTACTTTTGCTTATTTGAAGAAGACTGAAATTCCTCAAGATGTACAAGCTTCGTTGCAAAAGAAAGCTTCCCCTAAGTCTACAAAGAGTAAGGCGGATAGTAAGGCCACAGACGTTGGGGAAGCTAATGGTAGCAACCCCGGACCAGATGTAGACCCACTTCGTACAATAAGGGATTGATATGGCTGAAAGATATGTAATTGTTCCTTTGTATGAAGACCCTTTCTACTCCTACGCTATTAGCTTT